GCTCTCGGATATCGAGCCGACTACTTCAATCCGTTCATTCACATCAGAATCTTCGGCCTCTTCTTCGGAGCCGGATTCAGCGTCTCGTGGGGCAAAGACCACCCCGAACCGACACAGGGGGCCACCTCCAATGCCTAAGAAGCTGACGACGGGGGAGAAGGTTGTCGCGTGGTTCTACAGCGACGACTACCTGAAAGACGACGACATGGTTCGCAAGATCGACGCCAGGCCCGCAAGCTGCTCAAGGACGCGAGGAGGGTTGGATGAGGATCATTAGCGAAACCCGCAGGGAGCCCAAGAGCAACGTCAACAACGACACCATCGTCAGGCTCTACCGACGATGGGAGAAATCCAGCGACCCGACGCCGTTCAAGGTGTGGGCGGCACGTCACGCAGGCCGGTATGCAAAGCCGGTTGCATAAGCTGAAGTGATACGAATGTTCGGGGGTCAGGGGGAAACTCCCGGCCCCTTATTTGTTGGGCTAGCAATTGTTGCGTAGGCGTTATAGCATGTGGGCAGCTAGGAGGCTGCTTACATGGCGATCCGTCTTCGCAACGAATCCGACACCGCCGGTCGATGCCGCTCGTTCCCGATGTCTGCCAACACCGGCGCGATCCTGCATACCGACAACGCGGAGGCCACGGATCACACCTGGATTCACGACTGCTTCTACGAAGACCCCTCGAACAACAACACGCTCAAGTGCATGTTCGAGGTGAACGACGGCACGAACCATGTGATGTCCTGGCAGATCCGCGTGAACACTGGAACGACGGTGACAGACTTCACCTTGCGGACCACTTCGTCCAACCTTGTCACGGTCAACTGTTCTCCCGCAATCAACCCGCTTGGCCGCAGGATTACGTCGGTTATTTCCTACTCCGAGAACACCAGCTCGGGCACATACACCTGCCGCGTGTATCTGGACGGCGTGCTGTGGGGCACGGGCGGCGCAACTGGCGTGTCGTCTACAGCGACCACCCGCCCGACCGAGTTCTGCTACACGAACCGCTTCGGGATGGGGTCTTCGGCGTTCACTGTTTGCCGTGGCGTGCATTCGGCCACGCTGCTGAACGTCGCGCTCTCGACCGCCCAGGCCGACACGCTGGTGGCCCTCAATAGCTGGACGGCCCCGTTTGATCTGCACCAAGCAAACGCGGTCTACAACGTCGGTCTCTTCGGCGTGTCGTCTTCTGGCCTTGCCGGTCAGTACGCGACCAGCTCCAACATTATGACCTTTGACATCAACGCGGCGTCAAGCCCGACGCTGCTGTACATCAACCGCGCGGGCGCGACGGTGGATGCGAACGTCGAGTGTGTCGATCCGTTCGAGTATTCCAACATCCCCCCGTCTCTTCCGGTGACGACCGTTGATGGATCAGCCCCGGCCTCGTTCTCGGTCGGGTCGCCGACGCTTCCGACCAACGCAACGGCCCTGCGGCTTTACACGCTGTACAAGGGCTGGCGTGATTCGTCGTTCTCGGCCGCGATGCGTATTGCCCTGCTCGCCAATTCACGCTGTTCGATTCCCAATGCCTGCCCGTACATCCTGCCGGGCGACAACGCGACCACGGGCCGCGTCATGTCGGGCAACCTTGTTGACTACGACTTTTTCTGGGAGTTTGCCCGAACTGCTGCGGGCCGACACAACTTCCAGCCTCCCTTGAACACCACCAACGGCGGAGCATGGGGCTTCAACTGCACCGATCACGCGCCGCTCACCACGGGGACGGCGTGCGTCGATTTGTCGGACACCACGGCGGCAAGGTTCGGTACAGGCACCCGCGTTGCGGGCGGATCATCTCCGACCTACCAAGGGCCGGGCGATCCGATCCGCGTGCCCACGTCGGCAAGCTATCGCCTGTGTGCTGGTCCGGAGATCGGGCTCGCCCCGAGCGATGCAATCACGACCGACGTCTACATCCTGAACTACCCGAACTCGTCGGACGCGACGGTCATCAAGGAAGCGGCCCAGCACGTCCAGAACGGCACGGCGTTGTCCTTGGGCTACTCGAATGAGACGGTGCCCGCCCTTGGCACGTCGATGACTGCGGCGACGTTCAGCGGGTACAGCACGTCCACCAACGTCTTCTCGGGCTTGAATACCGTCGCCGACGCTCAGGTCGGGGACATGCTCGAAGTGTGCGACTCGTCGGGCAACACGATCTCCGATGTTGAACTGGCGGTCATCACGGCAATTACGGCGACCACGATCACCGTCGATGGAAAGTTCAAGATCGGCGCGACCATCGCGGGCACGCCTGCGAACTACCGCCTCAAGTGGTGCGCCCCGTCCATCGTCAAGATCAGCGCCACGCACGCGGCGAGTCAGACCAACGCCAACTGGCGCGGGCTGAAGATCACATCGGGCGCGACTCGCGGCGGCGTGATTCTTCTCGGCTTCGGCGTCAGCAACGTCACGCGACCCGGCCCCGAGATCATGCCGATCGGCTGGTCGGGCCGTGGGTGGACGGATCAGTACACGCAGATGTCCCACATCGTCAGCGCCCGCGACGGGAAAACGATGAGTCAGCGCCTGTTCGAGACGCTGAACCCGCAGCTCGTCATGTTCACGGTTGCCGATCAGGGCAACACCGGCACGAAGTCCCTGCTGCCCGGCGTCATCCGGACGTACATGGGGTACATTCGGCGTGGTGCTCCGGGCTGCGAGATCGTCATGGCGGGCGAGGGTTCGCATTCGCAATCCGAAAACGTTCCCAACATCACCGAAGCGGCCAGCAACTACAACACGCATCAGGCCGCGATGCGTGAAGTGTCGGTGTCGGACGGGCTCACTTACCTGTCCCTCTTGACCGACCGCAGCATCGGCTCCCCGGTGGCCCAGTACGCCCGCTCGATGCTCGTGGACGGATCGGCCCACCCGTACCGCAACACATGGGGCGGGTGGATGCGTCAGGTCGGCAAGGTGATAGATACGTCGCTTGAAACAACCTATCCGCGATCTATCGCAAGGCAGGTGCGATGAAAGACGACTTGACCATCCTCGGTGACGACAAGCACCAGCGCGAAGACTTGCGGCTGGTGATGATGGCCGTGCGTCGCCGCTGGCCGATCCCCGAAGAACGCAAGGCCGCGATCGTCACCCGAATGCTCGAGGTCGTCGCCAAGCGCGAGGTCGATCTTCACTTTGAATCTGGCCCGCGTCCGTCTGAAGAGCGGGCCGACACCAACGCGATCAAGGCCGCGGCGATCCTTGCGGCGCTTGAAGGTCAAAACCAATCGGACGAACACGCCGAAGCCAAGAACGCACGACTGGACGCGGGCAAGGCCACTGACCGTACCGAAGTGGTGGAGGTCGAATTGAAATTCGACAACGCCGGATGAAAGTCAACGTGAAAATGCCGACGCTCTACGCTAAGCAGCGGGCCGCGTTGTTCGGGCCGGCACGCATCGCCAAGATCGACGGCAGCACGAAGAGCGGAAAGACGGTTGGGGCGATTTGCTGGCAGCTCGACCAAGCCATCACGCACCGACCGGGCATGACGCATTCTTGGACCGCGATGACGCACCCGCAGAGCAAGACGGCATACCGCCGCGTGCGTCGCTTGTTGCATTCGGTGGAGCGGCTGCGGGGCAAGTGGGCATCGAACGACACAGAGCAACGCATCACGCTCTGGAACGGCTCCAACCTGACGTACCGCGGATCGGAGAACATCGACGCCCTCTACTCGGGCGATGCAGGCTCGGCCATCATCGACGAAGATTCCCGCTGCAAGGAAGGCACGCTTGACGCGGTGATGTCCACCCTGACCGCCACCGGTGGCCCGCTGCGGTGCATCGGCAACGTGAAGGGCATGGGCAACTGGGCCTATCAGCTTGGGGCAAAGATCAGGCAGGGCGCAATCCCCGACGCCAGCTACGCCAAGATTACGGCGATTGATGCCGTCGATGCTGGCGTGCTGAAGCAGGAAGTCATCGACACGGCTCGCGCGATGCTCCCTGAACGTGCGTTCCGTGAACTGTTCATGTGCGAGCCCGGCGACGACGGCGGCAACCCGTTCGGCATTGAACACGTTCGCCGCGGCGTTCTGGCACCGGGCCATCCCCTCGGCCAACCCATTGCGTTCGGCGTGGACGTGGCCAAGTCCCACGACTGGTTCGTCGTCATCGGCATCGACGTCAACGGCAACGTCTCGTATCTCGACCGCTGGCAGGGCTTGCCGTGGGATGCCGCAGTGTCGCGTGCCATGTCTGCGATTCGTGATCGGCCCGTCATCGTCGATGCCACCGGCGTAGGCGATCCAATCTATGAGGCGATGGCGAAGCACTCGCGCCGCGTCGAGGCGTTCAAGTTTACTGGTGAATCCAAGCAGACATTGATGGAGTCATTGGCGTTGGCCATCCAATCGAATACGCTGCGGTATCCGGCCGGGCACATCACCGAAGAGCTTGAAGTGTTTGAATACGAGCTGCGGCGGAACGGCGTGCGGTACTCGGCACCGAGCGGGATGCACGACGATTGCGTCTGTGCCTTGGGGCTGGCGCTGAAGTGCTGGCAGAACAGTGCGAACCGCCCGGGGGCGGCGATCGTCGGGCCGAACGCCGCGATGATCCAGCTCGACAATCAGCCCAAGTCGGAAGTCTTGTTGAAGAGGTCCATTGAAGAGTTGCAGGTCATGCTGACCGGAGATGAAGGGTGGGAAACCGCATGAAGATCACCGATCGAATCAACGCGGCGTATCAGGCCCTCATCGGCACCAAGGCAAAGCCGCGCACGGAAGCGGGCGATCTGTGGACCGACGCGACTGTCCGCCCGCAAGATGAGATTCAGGGCCGCTACAACCGAAGCGACGCCGCGGCACTGGTGCAGCTCGTCTCTCAGTATTCGGCGATCTGCGGACGCATCAATGCGATGGCCGTTTCGTCGTATCCGATTCGTCTGATGCGAAAGAAGGCTCTGGGCCAGCCGAAGAACGCGGTTGACGTCAAGGACCGAATGCGGCTAAAGCACTACCGCAGTGCCGCCATCGGCAAGAGCGCCATGCTGGCGGCTTCTGGCGAGGTTCAAGAGGTCGAGGACCACCCGCTGCTCGATCTGCTCCGCAAGCCGAACCCCTGGACGCCGTGGGCTGAGTTTGTGCGGTACATGATTCTGAGCGCCGACCACACCGGAAACTTCTTCGTATACTGCCCGGATAGCAGCACGCCAGCCGAGATGTATCAGCTTGCCCCGCAGTACGTCCGCACGATCCCCAATCGTGAGACGTTCATTTCTGGGTACGCCTACGGCCGGTCGGTCGAGGTCGAAGAGACGTTCGCGTTTGAGGACGTGATCCACGGCAAGCTGTATCCGTCGCTCATCAACCCGTATCTGGGCGAGGGATGTCTCCATGCCGTCGTGCGCGAGGCTCAGCTCCAGGCGCTGGCGACCGAAAACGAAATTGCGCGATGGCTGAACGGCGGACGCCCATCGACGATCTTGAAGGTTCCGGAGACGACGGGCGATCCGGAGATGCGGGCAATTGAAAGTTACTTCAACTCTCGCCACCGCGGGCCGCAGAACGCGGGCAAGGTGTACGTCGCCAGGGCCATCGAAGCGATGGAGTTTGATGCCAATCGCAAGGACATGGAATACATCGAGGGCCAGAAGCAAATCCAAGAGCGAGTCTGGAACGCTTACGGCGTGCCGCAGTCGCTGCTCCAATTGAACGACGCCAATCTCGCATCGTCGGTGACGGGCCACACCCAGTACGCGAGGCAGACGATTCTGCCGCGTCAAGTCATGCTGGCCGAAGTGCTGGGCGAGTACCTACTCCCCGCGTTCGGGCTCGATCCTTCCGTGTACTGGCTTGCCTTCGACAATCCGGTCCCCGAGGACATGGAAGCGATCGAGCGGCAGGCGACATCACTGGTGGCGACGGGCGTGAAGACGATCAATGAGCTGCGTTCCGATCTGGGCTACGCACCGCTGGACGGCGGCGACGTGCTGCGGATCAATGGCATGCCCATCGACCAGATCGCGGCACCGTTGCCCGTGACATCGACGGTTAACGCCAACGTCACCGTGCCGGACCAGTTCAGGGCGACCCCCGCCAATCCCACGAACGCCCCCGTAGAACCCACGAGCGAGCCCGCCAAGTCTCGCCAATTCTCCCCGATTCTCCCCGATTCTCCTGCACCCAAAAGCGTGATGTCATGCACCTGTGCATGTACGGATGCCAGCACCAAAGCAGAAGACCCAGCACTGCGGCTCATCTCGCAGCTTGCGGGCGATATGCGAATCGCCATCGGACCCGACATCGCCCGCATGGTTGAATCGGCTGTCAACTCCGCAGGGCCTGCGGGCACCGTCACCATTCAGGGCTCGCTGATCGACTCGCTGGCATCGACCATGCTGGATCAGATCACGGGCACAGTGTTGATCGGTGCGCAGAACGGGCTGGAGCGGATCGGCCGCGAGGTCAATCCCGAAGACGATGCGTTTAGTGTCATCCCCACCAACGCGATCGACTACTACTCCGAGCGAATGCCGAAGCTGGCTGGCGACATCGGCAACACCTTGGCCGAACAGGTCCGCGGCCGGATCGTGTCGGCTCTGGAACAGGGCTCGACCATCGAACAGATCAAGTCGGATCTGCTCGCCGAAGTTCCCGACATCACCGACGCGCGGGCCGAAGCCATCGCCCGGACGGAAACGTCCGACGCACTGAACAACGGCGAGCGGCTGGCGTGGCAGCAGGCCGGAATTCAGGAAGTGCAATGGGAGCTTGCGGGCGGGCCGTGCCCGATCTGCGAAGCCGTCGCCGCAAAGTTCAACAAACCCCATCCCATCGGCACGCCGTTCTTCAAGCTCGGCGAGTCGATCAGCACGGCGAGCGGTCCATTCACATTCGATTACAAGGAAGTCCAGGCACCGCCGGCCCATCCCAACTGCCGATGCACCCTGATCCCAATAGTGGAAGGAGACGAGTAATGACACAGTTCAACGGATCGGAAATCGTCGCCCGCGTCCGCCGGGAGTTCGGGGCGTACATCGACCCGAGCAAGCCAATCGGCACGGCGTCATCGTTCGGGACAAACACCCGAGTCGAGAAGGTCGCGTCAAACACCAACCTGTACGAAGTCGTCGCGTTCGCCACCACGGACGGCGTTGATTCGGTGGGCGATGTGGTCATTCAGTCGGGCATTGACTGGAATTCATACTTCACCCGCAACGGGTCCAACGTGTTCGTGGATCACGACTACTCAATCACCAGCCGCGTCGGGCGCGTGCGGAACATGAAGATGGTCAACACCCCCGCCGGCGGCAAGGGCTGGCTTGTCCGCACGGGCATTCCCGTCAACCGCCAGAACCCCAAGGCCGACGCGGTTCTCGCCGCGGCTGAGGACGGCAGCGTAGGCATGTCGATCGCGTTTGAGGCGAACGACTACGGGCCGCCCACGGCTGACGAGAAGAAGGCGTACCCGACGGCGAGGAGCATCATCCGGACCTGCAAGGTCATTGAAATCAGCTTCACCTGTATGCCCTGCAACGTGGAGTGTCAGTCGATGGCCGTGAACTACGACGACGGCAAGTCTGCCCGCGTGCGGGAGCTTGTCGCCAAGTCCGCACGGGGAAAGCTCATTTCGCAGTGGCTTTCGGTGCCCGCGACCAAGACGGTTCTGGTGCTGGATTGACCCTATTGACAAACGATTGTCAATAGTGATACGCTTGGGTTGTTCCGTCCGGCAGATGACCGCGTAGGGCTCGGCTTGCCGACCGCCTACGGCTGATGTGCCTGAACGGTGTGTGGATCGCCCACTCATCGAAAGGTTTCATCATGTCGTATCGCGCAAAGGCGCTGGAGGCGTTCCGCAGTGCGGGATACTCCGGCCCCGAGGATGCCAAGAGCATTCAGGCTTGGATTACCGAGAACAACGTCACCACCAATTTCGACGCCAAGAAGTTCACCGCAAAGACCGTGACCGTTTCCGTCAGCGCCGACGCGGGCGAAGAGGTCCAGGTCGTCGATGCGTCCGACAAGGGCAACATGGGGGAAGAGATTCCCGCCGATGAGCCCAAGTCCTATTCCGATGCGGACATCGAGGCCGTCAAGGCCAAGGCCGTGAAGGACTTCCAGGCCGGTCGCCGCGGCAACGTCGGCCGCGTGGCTGGCGTGAACGCCGGCATCGTCACCGGTGGCGAGCCCGCGTTTATGAAGTCCATGAAGGACTCCTACAACCGCAAGGCCAAGTTCGGCAAGACGGTGTTCGCCGATGCCGACGACGCCCTCGTCTTCCAGGCCACCGTCCGCAACTCGATCGCTCGCGGCATCCACCAGTACGCGGATTACAAGTTCCGCGACATCGACAACACCATCCTGAAGGTTGCTGTCGGTAATATCGACACTTCGGGCGGCGCTTTGGTTCCGCAGGGCTACCTCCCCAGCCTCATCAATCTGGTCGATACCTTCGGCGTTGCTCGCAAGCTCGCCGGTGTCGTCACCATGTCCGGCGACACGCTCTCGATTCCCCGCGTGGCTGGTCGTCTGACCGCCTACTGGCAGGGCGAGAACACCGCCGCGACCCCGACCGACATGACCCTGAGCTTGGTCAACCTGACCGCCAAGAAGCTCATGGCGCTGAACTACGTCACGAACGAGTTGATGAACGACTCGACCCTCTCCTACACCGACATGATCGCCACGGACTTCGCCCGCGCCCTCGCCCTGTCCGAAGATCAGGCGTACATCCTCGGTGACGGCACCGACACCTACGGCAACATCCGCGGCCTCGGCCCCAGCTTCCGGGCTGTGCTGGTCGCTGCGGGCGGAACGTGGGCAACCAACGCGGCCAACCTCGCCGGCGTCTCGGTTTCGGCTGGCGATACGTTTGCCGAAATCACCTACGCGGAACTGACCGCTCTGGTGAGCAAGCTCCCTCAGTACGCCCTCGAAAGCGGGAACTGCCAGTGGCTCATGTCCAACGCCGCGTATGACGCGATCGTGTCGCGTCTGGCGCTGACTCCCGCCTCCAGCGGCCAGTCAATTGAAATCGTCAACGGCGTGCCTCAGCGTCGTCTCCTGGGCTTCCCCGTGACGTTCTCGCCCGTCATGCCGCAGACCGATGCGGTGTCTCAGTTCGTCGCGTTCTTCGGTGACTTCGCCGCGGGCTCCAAGCTGGGCGATCGTCAGAAGATCACCATCGCCACCAGCGATCAGTTCAAGTTCTCCGAGGACTTGATCGCCATGCGTGCGACCAGCCGCCTCGACATCAACGTCCACGACGTCGGCAATTACTCTGCCACCGCCTCCAGCCGCGTTGCTGGTCCCATCGTTGGCCTCCTGAGCGCCGCCTCCTAAATCAAAGAAAGGAACTGACAATGCGCAGTTTTCAGAATGGCAGGATTGAATCGGTGTGCGCTCCCATCGCAGTTGCGGCCTCTGCCGCTGCGACCACGGCGGTCATCGACTCCCAGGGTTGCGATTACATCATCTTCTCGGCGTACATCGGCGTCACCGATGGCCCCGCCAGCGTTCTCCGCATCCAGGAAACGAACAACTCGGACGGCACCACCAGCGCCTCGACGCTGACCGGCTCCGATCTGGCTTCCACGATGACGGCGACTGACGACGGCAAGCTCTGGCGTTGGTATGTGCCGATCACTGGTGCCCGCAAGCGGTACCTCAAGCTCGGCTTTACGCAGGGCGCTGGCAGCTCGGGCACCACGTTCTCGGCATGGGCTGAGAAGTTCAGCCTGAAGGTCAGCCCCACCAACAACACCGAACGCGGCGTTGCGGCTTCGGCGTTCATCGCCTAATCACCGCAGCCCCCCGGAAACGCGGGGCTGCGATTTATGCCAACCACTCGATACGCCAACACCAAGGCCGAAGGACTCAACCCCGTGGCGCTCGCGTCGCCCAAAGCCTCGATCGTCGTCGCTCATGCCGATGCGACGGTTGCACAGTCGGCAACCGAGCTGCGGAGGCCGCTGTCGATCACGTCCAACAACCCGAGCGCCATCAAGATCGGCGCGGGCGTGCGGAGCATCGCACTGAGGGCACGGTACAACGCGGCGACTACCGGCGTCACCACCAACCCCATCGTCCGTGTTTACGCCGCCGAAGAGGGAGCGGTCAATGAAGGCTCCGGCACGTTCAATGACACCGGAGCGGACGGCGCAAAGTTCTGGCGTATTGACTCGGCCACCGCGGGCGGCGTCGGGCAGACGCTGACCTGCTCCTACGCGAACGACATCTACGACACCGCGTTCTTCTACTCAGTGCCGGTTTCGTTTGCGACCACGTTTGGGCAGACGGGCGACGTTGGCGGCGCAAAGTACATCATCGTCGTGATTGAGACGGCTGCGGTCCTGACGGGCTCTGGTCCTGCGATGGTCATCGAAGCGATCTTGGCGTAAGGGGGCAACTTGGCACTGACTACCGCTTCGGAATACAAGACGTATGCGGGGATCAGCGGCACCACCGACGATACATTTATCGGCGTAATTCTTCTTGTCGCCGAGAAGTACGTCGCCAACATCTGCAACCGGACTTTCGAGTCGGCCACCGTCACCGAGATTTACGACGGCAACGGCGAGGAGTCAATCGTTCTGCGTCGCCCGCCCGTGACTTCGGTTACGTCGGTTGAGTTTGCCGTGTCATCGACGACATGGACCACGGTACCGAGCGAGGCGTATCGGATCGACCTGGCGGCGGGCGTGCTGTCGATGGCGAACAGCTCCGCGACGTTCCTGAACTTTGATGATTCGCTCGTCGATCGTCCGTGGCAGATCGGGATGCGTCCGAGCTTCCCCCGAGGCCGATCAAACATCCGCGTCGTCTACGTCGGCGGGTACGCGACAATCCCCGACGATCTAAAGTTTGTGGTGTGGTCGATGATGGACATGATGTTCGCCAACCGTCGCGCAAACTTGGGGATGCAGTCTGAGTCGATCGACTCGTATTCATATACGCGGGTTCTGGGTGCTGACATGCGGGCGCATTGGGAGTCGATGCTCGGCTCCTATGTGCTGAGGAGTGGCCGATGATCGCAACCCCGCTCCACCTCATGCCGACGACGGCCACGGTCATCGTGCCGAGCGAATCCATCTCGTCGATGGGCGAGCGAACACTGACCTACGGATCGGGCGTGTCGGTGCAGTGCCGAATCCACGGCGTATCGGCGAGCGATGCGCGTGAGTGGCTGCGGACCACGGGCAAGGTGGTGTTCAAAGGCATGTTCGCCAAGGTGAACACAGCGGGCGCGGCCGTATCGCTGCCGGTCAATACCAAGGTGACGGCAGACGGCATGACGTTCATGGTGCTGGGTCCGGGCCGCGATTCGTCGGCGTCGAACACGATGACGATCGTGAATCTGGAGGTGGTGACGTGACGGTTCAAGCCGATTTCAGCAAGATGGAAGTCTTCAAGGCCCGCGCACAGGTCGCGGCGGCTGCGGGCTTGACGCAGGTCGCCATCGCCATGCAGGGCAAGATGCGTGCGAAGATGACCAAGAGCACGGGCCGCAAGCCGTCATCGCCGGGCCAGCCCCCGGCAGTGCAGACGGGTCGGCTGCGGAACAGCATCGTTCACCAGCCCGCGACGGCGGGGAATCTGTTTGCCCGAGCTGGCACAAACGTGCCCTACGGAAAGTATCTTGAGTTCGGCACGTCAAAGATGGCCGCCCGCCCGTGGCTCGGCCCCGTGCGGCTTGAATACTCCACCGGCACCAAGGCCCAGAACGTCTTTGCCGCGGCGTTCAAGCGGGCACTGAAAGCGGGGACGGCATGAGCGCCAACCTTGCCCGCGTCTTCACCGCCATTCGCGCGCGAGCCCTTGCCGACACCGGCACCGGCGGGCTCTTCGCCACGGGCAACAACCTCATCACCGGCATCTTTGCCGAGACGGGTTCACAGACCCTTTCGTACCCCTACATCACCATGACGATGTTTGATGAGGAAGACGACACCTTCGCCAAGGATGGGTCGGTGGTGAATGTCCAGTTCCACATCTACCACGATGCGAAGGTTTCTGGCGTGGGTCCGATCGAGAAGTGCGGAGCGATCATCGAACGACTCCGCGGCAACGGCACCGAGCAATCGGATCGACTGCCCACCTTCGGATTCCACCGGCACAAACTCACACTCAGTCAGAGCGGCGGAATGCTCTGGGGCGCGGGCATCATGCGGCGACTTCGCGGCACCACCGCCCACGAAAACGACGTGTATCACTTTATCGAAGAGTACGAAGTTCGCCAATCCTCGGCGACTGCGGAGGCATGACATGGGATATCAGACTGTCGGACATGAAGGGTTCGTGACATCGTGGGGCTCGTCGGGTGACGACTGCTTCCACCTCCTCGGCACGGGCTTTCAGCCGTACTCGGCAAAGCTGACGGTCGCCAAGGATGCCGTCGAGATCACGCCGTTCGTATCGGGCGGCGTCAAGGCCCGCACGAACCGCGCCGGGCTTGGATCGTGGTCGGTGGACATCGAGGGCCGGTTCCCCCGCACGTCGCCAAAGCTCGGCAACCAAGGACTCATCACCTTTGCCGGCGGCTACGTCCTGTTCCTTCAGGACTTTGAATTGAACCTTGATTGGGGTGCGCTGGAGATTACCCAGAAGAACGGCACCGGCGTTCTGTGGAAGGCGTTCCGGCCCGGAATCCTTCAGTGGGGTGGGACGTATGAAGTTCAGGGTGACAGCGGCACAAACTTTGCGCTGCCCGAGCTGGCGACGGGTGCCCCGTCTGCGGCCACGATCAAGCTGACCGAGGAAGGCGCGACGGACAACAACTTCACGGGGTCGATTCAGATCGAATCGCTGGGTGTTGATGTGGCCATCAACCAGGTCAACCGAGGCTCATACGCATTCACCGGGTCGGGCGATCTGACGGTGGTAGGATCGTCCAACATCCTGCCTTCTGGCGTGGTGGACATCCCCGATTGGGACACGGACTCGGACGGCGTGCCGGATCGCTCGCTGGTGTTCCAGGCGGCATCGGGCCGCACGTTCACCGGCCCCGCGTTCATCCGGTCTATCCGCGTCACGGTGCCCACGGCCGACTACATCAACGTGTCGGTCACGGCGCAGGGTGCGGGCTCGCTGACGCTGGCGTAATCGAGGAGGATCATGGCGGCGAACCAAGGCGATCTCAGCGGCGCGGAATCGGTCGGCGGCGTTCGCATCGACGTAGGCGTCAACACGGCCCCGCTGAAAGAGGGCCTGAACGACGGCAAGAAGGCAACCGAGAACTTCGCCAACTCGGTCGATCAGAATGTCAATCAAAAGGCTGGGTCATCGGTCCAGCAATTTGCCGACAAGTTCAAAAACGGCATGGGCCGTTCGATTGAAACGCTGACCAGCTTAATTGGAAAGGTCACTGCGGTTATCGGCGTATTTACTTTGTTCTATAACATTGGCCGCCAGGTCAATGAGATGTTGAAGACGGGCGCTGACCGGGCGGAACAGTTTTCGTTGGGCCTGGATCTGTCCAATCAGGCCGCCGCACTTGATCAGACATCAAAAAAGATTCAGCAGCTAGAAGCCGACCTTGCTGGGTACGAAGGACAAGCCGTAATCGGAAAAGCCATCGACAACATTCGTGGCACTACCGCACAGTCCATAAAAACCGAAATTGTAGAGCTGAGAAAAACTGAAGAATCTCTCCGTGAGGCAGCCAATGCAACGCGGGCACGACTTGCGGCGGACAAGGCTTCTGCCGATGCCAAAGCCGCCAGCGACAAAGCCGAAGCCGATGCCAAGGCCGCTAGCGACAAGGCCCTTGCCGATGCCAAATCCGTCAGCGATCAGATCATCGCGTTTACTGAGGCTCAAACGCGAGCGGAACTTGAAGGCATTTCACTAATCCAGTATGAACGAAACAAGGCAGTCCTCGCTGCCGAGGAGCTGCGCAAGAAGACGACGGACGCGGGGCTTCAAGACGACTTGGCTCGAAGCATCGAGATTATTCAAAAGATTTACGAGAAGAAGGTCGAGTCGATTCTTGATGAGGAGCGAGAGGCCCGCACCGCGCGTTCTCGAACAGAGCGCGAGGCCGTCGAATCTGCCCAACGTCAGGCCCAAGCACTTGCCGATTCTCTCGCCCGCGCGTTCTCCGATGCCTTCAAGTCGATTCAGCAGCAGCAGACCGGAGGATTCGACCAGATCACCGCCAGCGTGCAACGCATCGCCGAAATAGTCGAACGACTGGAAAGGAATCGCCGCTAATGCCAGTCACAGTCAGGGAACTTTCCCGCCCAACCAACGAAGTCGATGCAAAGAATGCGGGGCAGTTTGTACGCACGTTTGAGGTGTACGCCACGCCGCCCGCAGCTGCGATCAACATCGCGGGCGTTCCCGCCCAGAACGAAGTTCACCCCGACTTCCCATCGGCCAAGGTGGACCGCAAGAGCGCCGACTACTTCTCGCCTGAGTCTTCGCTGGTAACGGTGACGTACACCACCAACCGCGCCGCACGGTTCAGCGAGCCTCCCCCCAAGCCGGAACAGCTCCCATTCCCCGTGTGGTCGATGGGCTCCGAGAAGGTCAGCATCGACATCCCCTACGCCGTGCTGCGATCGGTGTCGCTACCAACCCTTGAAGGCGGCACCGTCACCAAGAACGTCTACCAGACCGAGAAATTCACGGTCGAGGAAGAGCGGTTCATCGTCCGCGTGAAGTGTTCCGTGCCGTCCGTCTCGACCACCCAGATCACCGCGATCTTGAATGAGGTCGGCAACATCCATTTCCTGCCCGACTTCCCCGAAGGCTACCAATTCCTGTTCACTTCCCCGAACCTGTCGATGCGGTCAGGAGACACGACGATTTGGGACATCGACTACCAGTGGATTGGCGACAAGGGCACCCCGATCATCACCGGCGCGATCGGTGTGCCCGCGTTCTTCCCCGAGCCCACCGCCGAAAACCCGCTCGTCTGCCGTCGTCCCCATCGGTACTTCGTGGTCACCCCCGTCGATCCCGAAGTGCCGCCGATCTTCGATGACGTTCAGGGCCACACCATCAACGCGATCGGATGGGCCAACCTGCCGGGGATCACGCTGACATGAGTTTCCATCAAGCCGTCATCACCGCAGCATCTTCAGCAGCCCCGATTGTCGCGTCGTCGCTTTCGTATACGCTGTCCATCGACATGGGCACCGGCTCCCCGCTCGTCGTCTCTGGCGTCGTTCCGTGGGGATTCCGGTACCCATTCCCGCTTCTGACTGTGCCGCTTCGGGTCGGCACGCCAATCTTCGGGTACTTTACACCCGACAACAAGTTCGTCTGGGACGCCCGCGAGGGGTTCCAGGTGGACGTTTGCGGAGGCTGAATGGTGGTCACTCAATTCATCGGCGTCAACCTGAACGGCACTGTCAACGATCTTCTGTCCGACAAGAACGGCGGCAAGGTCATCGTGCCTGTTTCCAACTTCTCCGATGCCACGGTTCAGATCGTGCCCGAGCCCAGCGGCACCGGCGCGGCGGCATGGTCCTCGGCCATCATCTCGGTACGCCGCACAAACGACATCGACACTGCGCCCGTCGTTCTTGAGAGCGCAGTAACGATCACATCGTCATCGACGATGACCGCTCGCATCGACACCCGCGGCTTCGCGTATCTCGCCCTTGTTCTCACCACGGTCGAGGGGGCAACCCTGAAGGCCAACGTGTACATCGCAACCACCAACACCGGAGGCTGATCATGGCTTTTGCATCTCTCAACACCGGCGCGACCAGCTTCGCGGCGGCCAATTGGTCCGACACCATCGGCTTTGCAAACTCTGCCGAGCTGCGTCTCAACTACGGCAGTCAGACGATCATCTCGGGGCTTGATCAGTCGTCGCTCGGCACCGGCGTCAGCAAGTTCAACGTTACGAAGAACTGGACCGGCAACATTGGATCGGCGACGGTCGGCCCGGCCCGTTTCGATTGCGACGTAAGCCCAGGCACCATCCAGTATTCCGCCGCGGGCGGGAGCTTCTACTACAGAGCCAACGGCGGCAACAACCTTGCCACGAAGTTCGTCTCCGATGGCGCTGGCACGACGTACTTTCAGGGCGGCACGATCACGAACCTGGAGGTGGCGTCGGGTACCGTGTACGTCAACGATCAGGCCGTTCCGACGAACATCTACCAGTACGGCGGGCGCATTGTCATTGACGCGGGCGGTACCGCGGTGACAAACATCGAGGTCCATGGCGGCACGCTGGAGCTGTATCGAAACTTCACCGGCAGCATCAAGATTTCTGGCCCGACTGCCCGCGTCGTCTTTGAATCCACGTCGGGCACGCCCGGTACCGTGACGATCGACGGCGGTGCCACGCTGGATCATCGGTCGGGAAACATCGCCACGCTGACCGGCAACGCCGGGCGGCTGATCCTGTCCAACGCCATCAACGATCTGACGATCGGATCGTCTGCGTTCGTGGTCGGTGCCAACTTCCGATATGACCGCGGCTCGCCCGCGGCGACAATCACGTTCAGCAACGTCAGCTATCGCGGTGGCGTCGGTGGTCCTACTGGCTACGGCGGCGATAGCGTGCTGTAATGGCCAAGGTGCTTGTCAAGTCCGGCAAGATTCTGGTCCGGGCGGGGAAGCTCGTCACGGACCTTTGTCGTTCGGTGTGTTGTGGTCCCGCAGCTCCGCGGACGTTCTATTGTGCCCGGACGTGCGGGGAACAATTCTGCGGGCTGACGGCGTGCGTCGGGTACGTCTACTCGGATGATCCACTGGCGACGGCGGGCACGGTATTCCGATCGAACGGGAGCTGCCTGACGGTCGATACGTCGATTCTGTACGCGCTCCCCCTTGCAGACGGCACGCAACCCATCGGCACGCTGCCCCCGCCGTGCTACGACGCCACGAACGCCGTCAGCAACTGCCGCCCACCGGGGATTATCGACCCGGCCAACGTCATGACCGGATGCAGCGATCCTCGCTGTGGCGAGCCGCGCCCGTGCTACGCGCCGGTCAGTCGGTGCGAATGCTCGAAGTCTGGTTCGGTGGGGTACGTCGCCATCGACGAGAACGCCATCGAGATCATCAACGCGGACGGCTGCGGGGCGGCGTCGTTCGGGCAGGACATCTGCGGGACCATCAGCGGGCAGAACCTTCAGCTCGTCCCCCTGCCCAGCGGGGCTGAAGTGCGGAGCATCGCGTACAACGGATGCTGCGATTGCGTCCA